CCCCGCGGGTCAGCATCGACTGGAGCGTCGTCGGCGGCAGGCCGATCGATTCGGCGAACGCCCGCCGGCTTCCCCTGCGGTCAATCAACGCTGCGAGCACTTTGGCCTTCGCATCCAATCCCGTCACCTCACGCACGCAAATTCGCACACCAGGCCCACAGTAAGCGAACAGGCATTCGATTGCACCGCCATTATATACGAAATTGCGTTCAATTTGCAACTGTACGTCTTGATAATGAACGCAATAGCGTTTATTATCGGCATCACAGCGAACGCAATTGCGTTCAATACGCCTGAAAAGGAGGCATTCGCGGATGAGCATCGCGGCACTGATCGCGGAATATACGGCCGGCATCAAGGCGCTGAGCCGCTACAAGAAGTCGCTGGACCGGTCCGTTCCGGAACAGGAGGCGGAAGCCCGCACCGTATCCGGCATGCTGACGGACATGCGGTACGCGCTCGAGTGGATGCGCCGGGGCCGGCGGCCGGGGAGCCGCAGGGGCGCCGAACGGCACGACATCTACCGCCGCCGGGAACTGCTCGCGAAGACCGAGCCGCTGACGGAGGAAGAGCGGCGGAAGCTGCTTGACTGCATGGCGATCATGACCGAGCGCGAGCTGACGTGCTGGCTGCTGCACATGGCGCAAGGGTATACATACGCCGAGATCGCGGCGCGGCTTGAACTGTCGCGGCGCACGGTGCAGCAATACGTCGAACGGGCCCGGAAGAAGGCAAGCGATGCGCTGGGACGGTCGGATGACGCATGGACGACGTGCGGATGACGTGCGGATGACGTACAGCTTGCAGCGCCCGAAGTATGCCCGTCAGCGGAAAAAGGAATCGTCCGAACCGGAACGTTCCGCTGACGGCGGGGCTGCAGGAATTTCTGAACAACAATCCGATTGACAACCTGACCGAGGAAGTGGTCGTCTCGCCGCGTTTCAAGGACGAGAAGGGGAACCTGATGAAGTTCAAGATCAAGGCGATGACGAGCCGGGATTTCGACGAGATCCGGCGCAGCGCCATGCAGATCAAGAAGGGCCGCAAGGTCAAGTTCGACGCGCAGAAGTTCAATCTCCAGGTCGTCATCCGCAACACGCTGGTTCCGGATTTCAAGGACGCGGCGAGCATCCGCAAGCTCGGCTGCCATACGCCCGAGGAATATGTCGAGAAGGTGCTGCTCGCCGGCGAAGTGGCGACGCTCGCGCAGAAGATCCAGGAGCTGAGCGGCTTCGACGTCGAGATGGACGAACTCGTGGAAGAGGCAAAAAACTGATCCGGGAGGGCGACAGTGAAGCGAACTACGCTTACTACGCCCTCCACAAGCTTCACATCCTCCCGAGCCAGTTCGTGAATCTGCCCCGGGAGGAGAAGGCGCTCATCATCGCCTGCATCGACGAGCGCATCGCGGCAGAGAAGCGGGCGATGCGCAAAGGGAAGAGATGACGGAGGAAGGGGGGCTGGGCTGTGGCGACCATTGACTCGACGATCGCGCTGTTGGCCGCGATCGAGCAGTCCGCCAGGATGGCGACCAAGCGGATTGATGAGCTGACGCGGGCGACGGAACAGTTGTTCACTGCAATGACCATGGCTTCGGATATCGAAGCGGTGTCGCAGGAAGCGCTGAATCTTCAGCAACGGATGATCCGTTATTTTGAGACGTTCATCGGGACGATTCAGCAGACGGTTTCGGAGTTCGGGAGATTCATTCGTCAGGTGTCGGCCGGTCATATTTCGGTCTTGGGCTTGATTGCGCTCTTCGGTCGTCTGGTTTTTCTTTCCAGCGTGTTCAGCTTGAACATGCGGAATGCCGGCACGAACGCCGGTTTGTTGCAAGGATCCGTCAATCAGGCGCAAGGGTTGACCCAAGCGGTCAATTCCCTGATGGGGACGTTGAACCAAGTATTGGGGATCATACGGCAGATCAACGGATGCTTCGAGACGCTCGATCGGGCCGCCAGGACATTTCTGGACAGCATTCGCGATGCTCTCGCGCCCTTGAGAAAGATACTGGACAACCTGCAAGAGATAAGCCATTTGACCACGCGCGCGTCTGACCAAATGCGGCAATTCACGAGGCAGGCCATGTCCGCCGGGGACAGCGTCAATGATCTCGTGTCGCCGTTAAATCGGTTGGCGGACTTAATTCATTCCTTAAGGTCGAACATGAGGGAAATCAGCAATTCCGCAGAGTTCTTCCGTGAAGCCGATGATCAGGCGCGAGGGCTCAGACGTTCGATCGATCAGTTGCTGGGATCGATTGAGCATGTTCAGAACGTTCTGCAGCAGGTCATCAGGAGCTTTAATACACTCAATCGGGCGGCAACGACGTTCCGGAACCATATCCGAGACGTTCTTGCGGCTGTCCGGCAAATCCGGGAAGCATTGGACGGGATTGACAATTTGTCCGATCGCGCTGCCGACCAAATCGGACAATTCGCCAGGCAGGCAATTGCCGGCGGCAATGCCATCCAGGGCATGGTGGCGCCGATGAGTCAGTTGGTTTCCATGTCCAACACGTTAAGCTCGAACATGCAGCAAGTCAGCAGACATGCACAAACCGCGAGCAGTGTTTCCGGTCAACAGGGACAGTCAAGTCAGAATGCAAATGCCGGACAGAGCTCCAATGCGGGGCGACAGGGAAGTGCCGGACAGACGGTTCTCAAAAGTATGCTGACCATGGTGAAGCGCAGCGTTTCCAACCTGATCTCGGAACAAAACCTCAAATCGGCCATGAAGTTCAGCGATAATTACATGAATTCAATTGCTCGAATCAGCGCGGTCAACGACGGCACGGAGTCGGACAAAGAGCTTCAGGCCAAAATTTACGCTGCGGCCAACCGTTCCCGAGGACGCTACATGGAGATGACGGAATATGTCGCGAGGCTCGGACTTGCGGCTCCCCAAGTGTTCTCGGGCAACGATGAAGTGGTCGCATTCGCGGAATTGGCGCAGAAAGCGTTCCGGCTTGGCGGATCCGGAGCCGATCGGCAGCAAGCCGGCATGGAACAGCTTATTCAGTCGATGTCAATGGGCCGCCTGCAAGGCGACGACTTCTTGATGATATTGGATACCGCACCCGAGCTGGCCGGCGCCATCGCTTCGTTCACCGGAAAATCCATTGAGGAATTGATCCGCCTCGCGGAAGAGGGGGGGATTGCCTCGGGCATCCTGAAAGGCGCGCTGCTTTCCGCCGCCGATGAAATCAACAGAAAGTTCGAGGAACTCCCGAAAACATTCGGCGACATTCAAAATCAGCTTTCCGTGCTTGCAACCGCCGCCTTCGGACCTGTCATCGAACGTGTGAATGAATTTTTGAACAGTGCTGATGGCCAGCGGTTGATCACCGGGATCAGTCAAGCGATCCAGGTGGCGGCAGCAGCAATCGGAAGTCTCATTGACGGCGTCGCCGCGGTCATATCATTTGTCACGGAAAACTGGTCCATTATCGAACCGATCCTGATCGCAATCGGAACGGTATGGCTGGGATTGATCATCGCTCAGTTGTGGGCCATGGCTGCGGCATGGCTGGCGATTAATTGGCCGGTTCTTCTGCTTGTGGCCATCATTGCCCTTGTGATTTACGCGCTGGTGAAACTGGGCGTAACCGCCGAGCAAATTGTCGGCGCCATTGTCGGTGCCTTTGCCGTTGCGGGCGCATTCATCTGGAATGTGATCGCGGGCGTGGTCAACGCGATCATCCAGCATTTGTGGAGCTTCTTTGTGGAACCGTTCCTTGGCATCATCGAGTGGTTCATCAACGCGTTCCAGGGCGGATTCGACAGCTTCGGCGATGCGGTGAGCAATCTGATTGGACAGATCATTTCCTGGTTCTTGTCGCTCGGAAAAATTGTAACCAAAATCATAGACGCGATCTTCGGCACCGATTGGACTGCCGGGCTTGAAGCGCTGCAAAATCAGGTTTTGGGTTGGGGCAAAAACGACAAGGCCGTCACGATCAGCCGAGACGCTCCCATAGCATTGGACAGAATCGGGTACCGTGATGCGTGGGATGCGGGATACGAGGCCGGCGGCAATCTGGTCAATTCGGTTCAGAACGCATTGAAAGGCTTCGATCTGGACAAAATGTTGAACTTCGGTGCGGAGGATGGCATCGGCCAAGGTTTTGACAACCTGGGTGCCGACACTTCGCACATCGACAACATCGACAAAGTGGGCGAAGTCGGCCGCATCGGCGACACCGTCGACATCTCCAGCGAAGACCTGAAGATGATGCGCGAACTGGCCGAAATGAACGCGATCCAGAATTTCGTGACGCTGACGCCGACGGTGAACGTCCAGACCGGGGATATCCGGAACGGTTACGACGTGGACACGATCATCAGACGCATCGAACAGTCGCTGACCGAGCAGATCGCGTCGTCGGCACAGGGGGTGTATGGCCTTGGTTGAGCGCTGCGGCATATGGCTGAGCTGGAACAACCAGGAGGACGGCTTCGAACTGCCCGTGCTTCCCGCCGAACTCAGCGCGAGCATCGGCGGCGACAGCGCGGGGCATGAAGTCGCCGGTCTTGGCAAAATCAGCGTGATCAAGGACCGCGAGCTGGCCGAGTACACGATCGAGAGCTTTTTCCCCGCGTATCCGCCGGAAGACGCAGACCCGCATCCTTACATTACGGCGAGCATTGTCCTGCCGCCGATGGTGTACGTGCGCAAAATTCTGAAATGGTGGGAGACGAAGCGCCCGATCCGGTTCGTGTTCGTCGGCAGCAACCGGTACCCCGGCCTTTCCGGCGAGACCATCGCGGAGATCAACACGCCGGCCAGCATCGAAGCGTTCGAATGGAAGGAAGTCGCCGGTTCGCCCGGCGATATTTCCTACTCGCTCCGGCTGAAAGAATTCCGGTTCTACGCCGCAAAGCGGACGGACGTGATCCAGCTTGCGAACGAGGCCGCGCTGCAGAAGTCGAAACCGAGCCGTCCGGATGAGCGTGTGCCGCCGAGCACCTATACGCTGCAGCCGGGGGACAGCCTGTGGAAAGTGGCGCAGAAAATGCTCGGCGACGGTTCGCGCTGGCGCGAGATCCAGAAGCTGAACGGCATCAGCGACGCGCAGCTCAAGAAACTGCCGGTCGGGATGGTGCTGAAGCTGCCCGCGGGGGGCGGTAGCGTTGCTTAAGATTCTGCTGGACAACAAGAACGGAACGGTCTGGGATATATCCGACATCGTCACGGACATGAGCTGGACGACCACGCGCGTCGGCCGGCCGGCGAGCTTCGAATTCACCCTGATCGGCAGCGCCATTTTTCAGGATCGGGCGTTCGAAATCAACAACGGCGACATTGTGCGGGTCACGAAGGATGATGTCCATGTGTTCTATGGTTATGTGTTCAGCATTGACATGAACGAGGACGCCGAGATCGGCGTCAAGGCCTACGACCAGGTCCGTTATCTGCTGAACAAGGACACAATCGTGTTCAAAAACCAGACCATCGGAGACATCATCCGCCAGATCGCCGAGAAGTTCAACTTGAAAACCGGCCGCATCGACGATGCCGGCTACAAAATTCCTTCCATGGTCGAGGATGGACAGACGCTGCTTGACATGATCGAGAAGGCGATTACCCTCACCATGTCGGCCACGGGTCAGTTCTACGTGTTCTTCGACGATTTCGGCGAGCTGTCGCTTCGCGACGTGCGATCGTTCGATGCCGGCATCTACGTCGGCGACGGCAGCCTGATGACCGGATTCGAGCATACCCGGGACATTGATTCCGATACCTACAACCAAATCAAATTGTACCGGGACAACCAGAAGACCGGCCGGAGGGAGGTCTACATGGCGAAGGACAGCGCCAACATCGCCAAGTGGGGTGTTCTTCAACTGTATGAAAAGATTGACGAAAACATGAACGACGCCCAGATCAGCGAGATGCTGGATCGCCTGGCGAAGCTGAAAAACCGCGAGCAGCGCACGCTCAAGCTCGATGCGATCGGGGATGTCCGGGTGCGCTCCGGCATGTATCTGCCGATCGTCATCGAGTCGCTCGGCATCAACCAGCCGATGATGGTGGATGAAGTGAAGCACCGTTTTAGCGGTGCGGACCATACGATGAGTCTGACGCTGAAAGTGGTGTGAACGATGCTGAACGCAATACGGCAGGCCGCCTTGACCGCCATGGAGAACACCGCCCCGGTCGCCGTCCTGATGGGCACCGTCACGAAAGCCGATCCGCTCGAGGTGAACATTGATCAACGCTTCACCATCGACGCGGATTTTTTGCTGGTGCCGGAGTCGCTGACGAAGCTGGAACTGGACCTGAGCCATGCCCATTCCGCGCCGGGCGGAGCAACAGGCCCGTCGCTGACGGAGCCGGTGGTGATCCGGCCGGGCCTTAAGCCCGGCGACCGGGTGGTTCTGCTCCGGGTTCAGGGCGGGCAGAAATACCTTATTCTCGACAAGGTGGTGAGCGGATGATTCCGGCAGGGGGAATGCTCGGCACGCGGAGGCTGGAAATAGTCGAACCGCCGTCCCGCACCTGGCGGTTGAACATTGAGCGCGGCCGCGTGACGGGAATGATCGACGGATTGGATGCGGTCCGGCAGGCGGTGTTCAAAATCCTGCATACCGAACGGTTCCGGCACATCATCTATGACGCGGACTACGGCTCGGAGTTAACCAGACTGATCGGCCGGGATCCCGTGTATGTCAGGTCCGAACTGCGGCGCCGGATCACCGAAGCGCTCACCCAGGACGATCGGATCGACGACGTGACGGATTACACGTTTTATTTTTCCGGGGAAGATGCGGTCGTGCGCTTCACGGTCGTGTCGACGTACGGAACATTTCGGGAGGAGGTGACGCTCCATGTATGAAACCCAGACGTTCGAGGCGATACTGCGGCGCATGCTGGACCGCGTGTCGGCCGACGTCGACAAACGCCAGGGCAGCGTGATCTACGACGCGCTGGCGCCGGCGGCCGCCGAGCTGGCGCAGATGTACGCGGAGCTCGACATCAACCTCAATCTGTCGTTCGCCGACACGGCCAGCGGCGAGTTCCTGACCCGGCGCGCGGCCGAATTCGGCGTGCGGCGCAAGCCGGCGGTGAAGGCGCGGCGGGAAGGGCGCTTCTATGGCGAAGGCGATGCGCCGGTCGACGTGCCGATCGGCAGCCGGTTCGGCATCGACGGGTTGTTCTACGCGGCGGCCGGCAAGCTCGGCCCGGGAATCTATGTGATGGAGTGCGAGACCGCCGGCTCGGTCGGCAACCAGCCCTACGGCGCGTTGCTGCCGGTCGACTATATCGCCGGTCTTGCGCGTGCGGAGATCGGCGCGGTGCTCGTGCCCGGCGAAGACGAGGAGGATGACGAGTCGCTGCGGCAGCGGTATTTCGCCGCCGTCAACGAACCGGCGTTCGGCGGAAATGTCGCGGACTACAAGCAGAAAGTCGGCGCCATGGACGGCGTCGGCGGCGTGAAGGTGTTTCCGGTATGGAACGGGGGCGGCACGGTGAAGTGCACGATCATCGCTTCCGACTGGAGCGTGCCGTCGCCGGCGCTGGTCCATGACGTGCAGCAGGCGATCGATCCGCCGGCCTTAAGCGGACTGGGATACGGGCTGGCGCCGATCGGCCATAAGGTGACGATCGGCGGCGCGCAAGGCGTGGCGATCGACGTGGAAACGGCCGTCACGTTGGATGACGGTGTCAGCGTCCAGCAGGTGCGGGAGCCGATCGAGGATGCGATCGATGCCTATCTCCTCGGTCTGCGCAAGGAATGG